CGCAAAGCGTCTCTTCGGGGTCGTCCAGCAAGTACTCCAGAAATCTCTGAAGCGGTCACGGACTTTCTCGGAGGACATACTATTACAGATATCAGCAAAAGACTATTTAGGTCAGTCGGATTCATACGAAGCATTCTTGAGAGAGTTGGAGTACCACAAAGACCAAATAACAAAGAAGAAAGACTAACACCTCATTACTTCCCAGACGAGTGCGTAGCTACTGACTTCGCCTACGGGGAGATAGCGTGGTCAGCCATCTACCACAGTACTGTAATAGTTAAAGAACGATTGGATTTAGACTGGCTAGTAGGTAAGAAAGGTATGGCAAATATAGACTATGAAGAGAAGTACGGATGTCCGTGTTATAGTATATATGTGATGCAAAAAGTAGACAGTGAGGATACTAACTTCTCTAGCGTAACATCAGGAGGTTTTAATGCCTACGCTCCAGCCTATGAACTAGGCAAGCTTCAGCACTTGAAAGAGTATGGAGTAAATTTGGAAAAATTATGATAAGTATTGCAGAGTCAGCATATGAACCATTACGAACCCACTTGCAGGCAAAGCCTGACTGTGAAGGAATACGCGTAGGCGTAAAGACAGTAGGATGTAGTGGATTAGCATACGTTCTTGAGTACTCATACAATATGGATAGAGAAGATATTGTAATAAATGATCGCGAGGTAACCCTCGTAATAGACCCAAAGAGTAAGATATACCTGGATGGTACTGTACTAGAGTATCAATACGAAGGACTTAATGAAGGTTTTAAGTTCGTAAACCCAAACGTAACATCAGAGTGTGGATGCGGAGAGAGCTTCTATGTAGGAGGAGAATAACATGGCGTACAGTAAACAACTATTAGATCACTATGAGAACCCACGCAACGTAGGTATTCTTGATGAGAATGCTTCTAACGTAGGTACTGGTATGGTTGGAGCACCTGCTTGTGGAGATGTTATGCGTCTACAGATCCAGGTAGATGAAGGTATTATTACTGACGCAAAGTTTAAAACTTATGGGTGTGGTAGTGCAATAGCATCTTCTAGCCTTCTTACTGAGTGGGTAAAAGGTATGCACATCGACGATGCGAACCAAGTGAAAAATACACAGCTAGCTCAGGAACTCGCACTTCCACCTGTAAAGATACATTGCAGTGTACTAGCCGAAGATGCAATCAAAACAGCAATTAAAAATTACCATTCAAAAAATAGTTCTTGACAATATGGTAAAAATCAGCGTATAATATCTTTTCTGAAATCGAGGAATATATGGGACAACGATTCTACGAACAACAACTACAAGCACTGGGTGAATGCCCAGGACGACCTAAACTTAAAAACAAAAGGAAACGCAAGATGGCGTGGGATGACGACAAGAAAGCACTAGCAGTAAAAATGTACGAAGATAACGATCCGTGTCCGGTAACTAGTATGGAGATTGTTAAAGGTATAGCAGACGAAATTGACGAGTCACCTAATGGTGTTCGTATGATCTTGACAAAGGCTGGCGTCTACATCAAGAAAACCCCTGCTGCAAAAGCATCCACAGGTACAGCTACAGGAAGCACCCGTGTTTCTAAAGCAGCAGCCCAAGATGCCTTAACAGCAGCTATTACTGATGCAGGACAGACTGTAGATGAAGAGATTATCTCTAAGTTGACAGGTAAAGCAGCTCAGTATTTCACTACTTTAATTTGCGCATGTACTGAATGCAAGTAGTATAAAATATCACCTTACTAGGTTCGCCTAGTGAGGTTTTTTTGCATCTACTATAAACCACCTTTGAGTATGTAATCTAGTAATAAACATTGCTAACTACTACAAAAGGAAACTATAGTGAAAAAGCAAGAACTGGCACAGTTAGTGCACGATTATGGCGACGCTATTATTACCTATAGAAGTGAGCGTTCCAAAAAGTTAAAGTACAATGTTTGTACCTTAGACTTCACTACACCTTATATAAAGGGTAAGAAGAACCGAGCAAAAGAAACAGATGATACTCTTCTATTCTTTTGTTGGGACACAGACTCTTATCGACTATTGCGTCCTGCAAACGTATCAAGTGTAGTACCGCTATCTTCCGTGTTGAAAAACGAAAGGAGACCGTAATGGACTTACACCAGGCTCCAGAAGCCTACTCGCGTGTAATACACTACGACGAAGTAAAGGAAGTACAGGTTAGGCTAACCATTAATACGTTTAGGGGTATAGAGTATTTACATTTGCGTAAGTATTATCTTGACTTTGACGAAGTATGGCAACCAACACCTGAAGGTATAGCAATGCCGTTAGACCTAAGTAACTCAAGAGAACTCTTCATGGGTTTAACCGAGATACTATCCCTAGCTGAGTCTAAGGATACGGTCAAAGAACATTTTTCAGATTTAATTGACGATCTGTACAAATAGTTCTTGACAGCGGAGTTAAAACAGCGTATAATATCTTTTCTTATTTAGGAGAATTATATGCAAGACTTTTTAGATCGAGCGAGTAAGTTGTATTATGAAGGTACGCCTCTTCTTTCAGACGAGGAATTTGATCTTCTAGCACATAAGCACAACTATAATACAGTTGGGTATGAGGTTACTGACGCAGTGCCACATACATTCCAAATGTATTCGTTGCAGAAGTGTTTTGATATTACTAAAGCTCCGCTAGACATAGAGTCATGTGTAATAACCCCTAAGTTAGATGGAGCAGCAGTCTCTTTACTATATGTAGAAGGCCACTTAGAGTTAGCTTTAACTCGCGGTGACGGTATACAAGGTAGAGACATCACGGATAAGATGAAAGAATTAGTACCTAACCGTATTACTTTATTTGGTCTTAGACAGGTTACTGGCGAAGTTGTTGCCCCTAGTAGTATACTTAATTCCCGTAACTATGCTTCAGGCTCACTTGGACTGAAAGACTTGGAAGAGTTTAAAACACGTCCACTTAAGTTCGTAGCATACCATTTAGAACACAGTAATCATATGAGATATGAGGACACCCTTAAATCTCTACAAATTAGTGGTATGAATGTTGTTACTTCTTTCGACTGTACTGACTATCCTACGGATGGCGAGGTCTACCGTCTTAGAAGTAATGAGTTGTACGATGGAATGGGTCATACTTCTAAACATCCACGCGGTGCGTTTGCCCTCAAAGAGCAGAAAGCAGGTGTGGAAACCACTCTCCAGGACGTCATCTGGCAGATAGGTAAGAGTGGAGTAGTAAGTCCTGTAGCAATTCTAGAACCGGTCACTATTGGTGATGCGGTTGTTGCTAGAGCGACACTACACAATATTGAGTACATCCGCGAATTAGATTTGGAGATTGGATGTCGTGTAGAAGTTATACGTTCAGGTGAGATCATACCTCGCGTTGTAAGACGCATAGAATGATTCCTACCTTGATAAAAATACTTCTTGACAAATAGCCCAAAGTTCCGTATAATACTTATTCAAATTCAGAGGATTAGCAATGACCATAATCGAAGCCCCAACAAACTGCCCCTCGTGTAGTTCGGTTTTAGAAGAAGTCAACTATCTTTTGTTTTGTAGAAACGCATCATGTGGTACCAAAGTATCAAAGTTACTAGAACACTTTGCAACTACCTTGAAAATCAAAGGATTAGGCCCAGCATCTATCAAAAAGCTAGACTTACAGTCTCTCGAAGAATTGTATGTTCAGACGCTAGAAGATCTATGTGAAGGCTTAGGCTCTGTCAAGTTAGCTGAGAAACTCTATATGGAGATACAGCGATCCACTGATGCACCCCTAAACGTGTTACTACCAGCCTTTAGTATTCCGCTTATAGGTAGAACAGCTACAGAGAAATTATCAAAAGTCTGTATAGATATTGAAGAAATAGACTACGATACGTGTCGAGAAGCTGGCCTAGGCGAAAAGTCCACCGCTAGTATGTGTAAGTGGCTGGAAGAAGAGTTCTATCACCTGAGTATGTTACCGTTTAGTTTCAAGTTTGAGAAACCTCAAACAACAACCCTAACCCACGGAGTTGTTTGCATAAGTGGTAAACTTACTTCTTATAAAAGCAAAGCCGAGGCTCATACGGTTCTTTTAGGACTAGGGTATGCTGTTAAGCCTAGCTTAACGAAGGATGTCACAATCCTGGTAAACGAAAGCGGAATAGAGTCTGCTAAAACTAAGAAAGCCAGAGCTTCTGGCGTTCAAATCATAACTAACCTTTTAGAATTAACTGGAGAATAAAACTATGTCCTTACCAAAATGGACTGAAGAGCGTACTGCTCAATTAACTGAATTTGTCGGTGGCGAAAGCCCCGTTTCTCAAGGCACTGTTGCGGAAGCAGCTACTGACCTTGAAACCTCTACTCGATCCATCTCAAGCAAGTTGCGTAAGATGGGCTTTGATGTAGAATTGGCTTCTGCCGGTGCTGTTCGTGCTTTCACTGACGGCCAAGAAGCTACTCTTGCTGCTTTTGTCTCTGGCAATAGCGGGGATTACACTTATGCTGAAATTGCAGGTCATTTCGAAGATGGTCACTTTTCTGCTAAGTCAATTCAAGGCAAGATTTTGTCTATGGAACTAACTTCACACGTTAAACCTGCTCCTAAAGTAGAAGCTGTACGCACGTACTCTCCTGCTGAAGAAGTAACTTTTGTATCTATGGTACAAGACGGTGCTTTCGTTGAAGCTATTGCAGCTGAGTTAGGTCGTACTGTGAATTCTATTCGCGGTAAAGCCCTTAGCCTATTACGTTCTGGCGACATCGACGCTATCCCTCGTCAAGAAACTACTAAAGGCGCTTCTAAGGAAGATCCATTGGCTAGTATCGAAGACATCGGTGGAATGACAGTTGACGCAATCGCTGAGTCGATTGGCAAGACTGCTCGTGGTGTCAAAACTATGCTAACTCGTCGTGGCCTTACAGCCGCTGACTATGATGGCGCGGCAAAGAGTGCTAAAGCCTCTAGCTAATCAACTACCTAGTAGTTATCCAAAGCAGGCTCTTCGGGGTCTGCTTTACCTTTAAATCAAATGAATCGGGAGAATTTCATTGAACATTGCTAGTGCTCTTATAAAGCAAGTGTTAACACTACGGGACTTCGAAACCTGGAGCGTTACGCACAAGCATTATTTCTCTAGCGAGTATCACAGTCTTCACAATGTTATTGCGAAGCACTGCGAAGAATTTCATAGATTACCCTCGATTGATGATTTAAAGTTAGAGATTCGGGACTCAAGTACGCGGGAAAAGTTATATGCTGTTGAAGCCTTAGAGGTTGATTCAGACCCAGATATGCTTCTCCAGTACTTGAAGAACGAATACACACAAAAGGAGATTCTGGATTCACTAGAAGATTATGTCGAAAACTCTATTTCTTTCGAGAATGCTCAAGAGTCAGTTGACCACCTACATCAAATTGTCCTAGACATTGAAGATAAGGTAGATCTCGAAGACCCACAGGAAAGTATGCAACGTATTGACCTGTTTGAACCAGAAGAAGACTTAGCCAAGTACATACCCCTTGGACTCAATGAGGAATACGACGTAGATATTCAATTCTCTCCCCGAGATTTGGTCATGCTAGGTGGTAAAAGAGGGGCGGGTAAGTCTGTTATATGTGCTAACATTGCAAACAATGTTGTTGCTTCCGGTAAATCGGCTATGTATTTCACTATTGAGATGGATAGCCGAGATATCCTGCAAAGATGTTGTGCTATCGCTACAGAAATCCCTTTCTCACGAATGCGTACTAAGAATCTTAGTGTCACTGAGTGGGAGAAGGTTGCTGGGTGGTGGTCAAATCGCTTCACGGCTGGACAAGACCGTTTGAAAGAGTACAAAGAACATCGTGATTTTGACAAGTTTCATGCCATGCTGAAGACTGGAGAGCTCCTCCCGACTCAACAGTTGGATGTTATATATGAACCTTCTCTCACCCTCGCTAAGATTCGTGCTGAACTGGATAAGAAAGTTCGGCCACTGAATGTTGGCGTTATCATTGTGGACTATATCAATCAAGTAAAACGGTCTTCTCTTCCTGGTCGGCAGTATGACTGGACTGAGCAGATAGAAGTAAGTAAAGCATTGAAATCTATGGCACAAGAGTACGAATGTACAGTAATTACTCCGTATCAAACAGACGCTACTGGTGAAGCACGCTTTGCTAAAGGTATTCTTGACGCGGCAGATGCAGCATATGCACTAGAAACGTGGGATCACGAAGACGGATGCATGACCTTCAATTGTGTAAAGATGCGACGAGCTTCAATGCGGTCTTTCACATCAACAGTAGACTGGGAGACGTTAAAAATCGGTCCCGAGACTGCGCTAACTCCCCAAGAAAAAGACGACTCCACCCATAAAACCGGTGAAGATATAAATGATATTTAAAAATAGTTCTTGACAAATTACCTAAATTTTAGTATAATAGTTTTTCATTTGAAGAAGGAAAAAGTATGGCACTTACATTTGGCAGTTTAAGACACGACTATTCAGGACGTAAACGAAAGCCTTTAAAAGCTAAGACAGGTCGTTATGTACCTAAGTTCAAAGAACTACCGGCTGACGATACTTACCGTAGAGAGACTAAGCAGTACAGGTCTGTTTCTGACGTATTTTCAGATTGTAGTGCAGTAGATAGATCAGCTCTTATTAAAGAGTCAAGACATACAATAGCACCTGCTTATAACAAAGGTGCGTACCAAGTAATCAGTGCAGAAAACATAAAGGATATTGGTAGGTGACAGTAGAAGAATTACTAAAGCAGAGAGACATATATTTCATACCTAAAGGTGCTGACTTTCTAGTAAGCTGTCTAAATCCAGAGCATCCTGATAGAAATCCTAGTATGAGGATTGACAACATCACAGGTATATATCAGTGCTTTTCCTGTGAGTACAAAGGTAACGTGTTTACGCATTTTGGGGAAAAGGCAAATCAATTACAGCTAAGACGAGAACTACTTAAACGTAAAATTAAAGAGAAGAGGTCTGAAAGTATTGGTTTGTCTTTTCCCAAGAATGTTATGGCATATGTAGGTAACTGGAGAGGTATTAAACCAGAAACGTACAAAAAGTTTGAAGCATTTCAATCGTCAGAGTCAGACTTTATAGGACGTATTAACTTTCCTATAAGAGATATATCAGGACGCATAGTAGCGTTCAATGGTCGTCATACTACAGGCGGAACGCCTAAGTATATGATCTCGCCTGCGGGTGCGAAGATGCCTCTATTCCCTATAGTAGTACCGATACAAGGTAAGATTATACTAGTAGAAGGTATATATGATATGCTTAACCTACAGGACAAAGGCTTAACGAATGCAATTTGCACGTTTGGCACAAAGAATATTAATGAAGATAAGTTGCGAATGTTATCTATACAAGGCGTTGATGGTATAGATATATTCTTTGACGGAGATGATGCAGGACAGCACGCATCAGAACGAGTACAAGAGATGTGCGAGCTAATAGGCTTACCACATCGAAACATATGCCTCACCAATAAGGATCCTGGGGCACTACCACTACAAACAGTTCAAAAACTAAAGAGTAAATTATATGGCTAAGGTAGCCCTCGTAGAGACGAAACCAAGTAGAACAAATTTTAAGAAAGAATTTGATGATGAGTTTAGCTTTGATCAATATCAGCTATGCTCTGACTCCACCATAAAAAAAGTATTAAAACGAGACTGTGACATTGAGATCAATACAGACGAATACGACTGGGTTATTCTAGTAGGTAGTGATGCGTTGAAGTATTTCACGAAGATCAACTCAGTCACAGAATACTCAGGTAAGCTAGTAGAAGAGAAATTTCTACCTATCATTAACCCTGCAATGCTTGCATTCAAACCAGAAGCACAGCGTACATGGGATGATAGTAAGAAATCTATACTAGAGTACATAACTGAAAATAAACAAGACACCTCCATACGCCCTGAACAAGCCTTAGGCATTCAGGATACCCAAACAGCTAACGATTATATTCGTGCAGCTATAGCAGCTCCCTTACCTTATATTGGACTAGACTCAGAGACTTCAGGATTATATCCTAGAGATGGGTATATGATAGGGTGCTCTCTTAGTTATCAAGCAGACTACGGTGCATATATAGACACTGAGTGCTTTGATGAAACTACGGAAGAGTTACTGCAACAGTTGTTTAACGAAAAGATAGTTATCTTTCACAATGCAAAGTTTGACTTGGCTTTCTTTGAATACCACTTCAACTTTAAGTTTCCTCGCTTTGAGGATACGATGCTACTACACTATCTCATTGATGAGAATCCTGGAACTCATGGCCTGAAACAGTTAGCTATGAAGTATACAATCTATGGTGATTATGAGAAAGGTATGTACGATTGGATGGACAAGTACCGCAAAGAACACGGTATACTTAAAAACGATTTCACTTGGGACTTGATTCCTTTTGAGATTATGAAAGAGTACGCCGCTATAGACGCAGTAGTAACCTTACTGTTATATGAGAAGTTTGTAAAAATTAAACAGAATAAGCGATTAGCCAAGGTATACGAGAACATTCTCATTCCAGGTTGTAGATTTCTTACGGACATTCAAGACAATGGTGTACCATTTGACATACCTAGACTAGTAAAGTCGCAAGCATTGATGCAAGATCAAATAGACGAAGCAGTAGCTGAGTTGTATAAACATCCTGCCATTGATAAATTTGAGAAAATAAATGGAAAAGATTTCAATCCTAATAGCACTGTTCAGCTTCGTAGTCTTTTGTTTGACTTTATCGGCCTCACTCCTACTGGAAAGAAGACTGGCACAGGAGCAAATTCAACAGACGCTGAAGTTCTTGCGGAGCTGGCAACACAGTCCGACGTCCCCCAACTTATCCTTGCCATTAGACAAAAATCTAAAATTAAGAATACTTATTTGGACAAGATCATACCGCAGTTGGATCAAGATAGTAGACTACGCACGGGCTTTAACCTACATAGCACAACTAGTGGGCGGCTCAGCTCTTCTGGTAAACTTAATATGCAACAGCTTCCTAGGGACAACCCTATAGTTAAAGGCTGTATTAAAGCGGCTCCAGGACACAAGATTGTTGCAATGGATTTAACAACAGCAGAAGTTTATGTTGCAGCTGTATTGGCAAAAGATGTAGCATTGATGGAAGTATTCCGTGCGGGTGGTAACTTCCACTCACAGATTGCTAAGAAAGTATTTAAGTTGCCCTGCGATGCTAGTGAAGTAGCAAGTCTATATAGTATGCAGAGACAAGCAGCTAAAGCTGTAACCTTCGGTATTATGTATGGTGCTGGTGCTAACAAGATCAGTGAACAAGTAACAAAAGATAGTGGTAAACCTTTTAGCAGGAACGATGCTCAAGAGGTTATTGACGACTACTTTGAAGAGTTCCACAAGTTAAAAGAGTGGATTGAAGATAACAAGAAATTCATTAGACAGAATGGGTTTATATACAGCTACTTCGGTAGAAAGAGGAGATTACCAAATGTCGCATCGACAGACAAAGGCATCCAGAGCCATAGCATTAGGTCTGGTCTTAACTTTTTGGTGCAGTCTGCTGCTTCTGATATTAATCTTTTAGGAGCAATAGATATGGGCAGTTGGATTAAGGCCAACAATAAAAAGGCTAGAATCTTTGCTCTAGTACACGATTCCATTCTCGCAGAAGTACCGAACGATGAAATTGATGAGTACATGGCACAGCTTACTAAATATGTTCAATTAGATCGAGGTGTATCTATCTCAGGAGTACCAGTAGGTTGTGACTTTGAGATTATACACGAAGACTACTCAGGTGGTAAGTTCGAGAAAATGTATGGTGATAACGTATAAAACATTACATAAACTTTCATTCCCAGTATATCTAATATACACAGAGAACTGGGAGAGAGTAGATGGTCTATTATTTCTAGAAGGTAAGTGTGTAGACGATAGGAATCAGCCAGGAGCTACGTTAGGTATTCGTAGAATACAGACACCTCACCCTGATTTATATCCTTTGAAGAAAGCAGTAACATCTCATAATGGAATACTCAAACAAAGTACTAAGTATTTTATAGATAGTAATGGAGTACCTTTTATATATGAAAAAACTAGATTCTTACATTTAAAATACTTGAAGATACAGAAAGTTATAACTAAAGAGAGTGCGTCTCTCCTTAGTATAAAAGGACATCGAACATACTTCACAGTCCCACGCCCTCCCAGTTCTGGATATGATTGGGCAGGGATACTGCACCTCGAAGGGTTGCCATGGATGCTGTACGAATACTCTGAAACTAAACTTAAAGACAGTAAAAGAAAAGTATAATATGGCTAAAGCAGTAATAAGTAATAGAATCTATATGGATTGCACTCCCGAACTCCAACGTGAGATCGATAAAGAACTAACGTATGCGATTCCTACACACAACCCACTTGATCCACCTCAAATGATTAAGAACATGGGGCTTATTCGCACAGGTTTGATTTCCTTACCTGTAGGGCGTATAGATTTGATACCGTCCAATTACGATATAATTGATAAGCGTTTAAAAAAGCCCGAGGACTTTCCTGAGTTTATGTTTGAACTCCGTGATAGTCAGAAGAAGGTGTACGATGAGATCGAAGACAACGCTATAATTAACGCTTGGGTCAGTTGGGGTAAGACTTTTACAGGTCTTGCAATAGCTGGTAAGTTAGGTCAGAAAACACTTGTTGTTACCCATACCGTCCCTCTGCGTAATCAATGGGCAAAGGAAGTAAAGAAAGTCTATGGTTTTGAACCTGGCATCATAGGCAGTGGGCGCTTTGAACTTGATGCTCCTATCGTGATAGGGAATACACAGACTCTATACCGAAATCTAGAAAAGATTCGTAAAGAGTTTGGCACTATCATACTAGACGAAATGCATCATGTTAGTAGTCCGACCTTTTCTAAAATACTTGATACAAATCATTGTCGTTACAAGATAGGCTTGTCAGGTACAATAGAAAGAAAGGATGGAAAGCATGTAGTATTTAGAGATTACTTTGGTAATACTCTGTTCCAACCACCAAAGGAGAATTACATGACTCCTAGTGTACACTTAATTAATTCTGAGATTCGTTTCATGGATGGAGCTAAGATACCGTGGGCAAATAGAGTTACTAAGTTATCAAACGATGAAGAATACCGTCATACAGTATCAATGCTAGCGGCAGCCTACGCTGCAAAAGGGCATAAGGTCTTAGTAGTAAGTGACCGAGTAGCCTTTCTAAAAGCTTGTGCAGAACTTACTGGAGATAGGGCGGTATGTGTTACAGGAGAAGTATCTCATGAACAGAGAGAGGTGCTAGTAGAGGAGATACTTACGGGCAATAAGAACGTATTGTACGGAACCCAGGCTATTTTCTCTGAAGGTATATCAGTAGATACACTAAGTTGTTTAATACTGGGAACTCCTGTAAATAATGAGCCTTTACTCACTCAGCTTGTGGGAAGGGTTATAAGAAAGAAAGAAGGTAAGATTGATCCAGTTATTATAGACATACACCTAAAGGGCAACACTGCAAGAAAGCAAGCCTCCAATAGGGTTGGATTCTATATGAAGCAGGGTTGGCACATGAAATACCTTTGAAAAAAAAGTTCTTGACAATTATCTAATTTTAGAGTATAATAATGTTCTTATTTGACTGGCAGAAGGTGTACGATTCGGCAGAGGGTAACGTCTCTCGGTGTAATATGATTATGGAAATGCTTATTTATAAGC